AGTGAATTAACCAAGCTCATTGACACTGTGCTTAGCTTATTTGTAATAAACTGAGCTGCTGTGTTTTTAGCTGCTGCACCACTTAGTGTTGAAGCAGTAATAACTGTGGATTGCTTTAGTTGAGTTCCTTGACCTGTCCAAGCAGCCATAGCGATTGCATCTAGTCCAAAGTCAATAACAGCTTGATTCATGGCGCAATTATCAACAACGTAAACAACGCTGTCAACGATAAAGATCATGCCGAACTTTTGTAGTTGATTTAGGTTAGATCCAGCAGTTGAAGCCACTGAGTAAGTTGCAGCTGCAGGAGCCCAAGCTGATTTGTACAATTTAACTGTACCTGCGGTAATTGAAGTAATCGCAGCACCGGCAGCTTTAGGAGTTGCTAAGTCTAGAGTAATTGCTGTAGAACTTAATGCAGTAACTTTAGCTGCGTTATTTAAAATTGTACCATCGGTTGCGTGTGAAAGACCAGAAATCACAACCCAATCACCAACTGATAAACCAGAGTAAGTTAAACCTGTGCCTGATAATGTAACTGTGCCGTCACCGTTTAAAAATCCATAAGAAGCACCTGAAATAGTACCGCCAACTGAAATTGTATTAGCTGTGGAGATTGCGTTACCACCTAATAGTGCATTCCATAAAACTGACTCTTCTGCAGTAATTGCAGTAGTGGCATTAAATGGGCGAATATAAGTAGACAGTGAAAAGTCCACTGGAGCCAATGCTGTGTTGAAACTACGCTGACCACGAACTGGTGCAACACCAGCTTCGGAAATCGTTACTGTGTCTGCTGTTGTGTTTTGTGAAAAAGTAAATCCATCTAGAACTTGAAGTTCTTGTGTATTTGCTGAGGTAAATCCTGTAGTACCGACGACGCCAGTAGTAGAATCTACGTTTGTAGTAAAGAATACTCTACTATTACGTACTAGATTTAATGCCATTTTATTTCCTTTATATAGTACTAAAGTACTTAACTAGATATTTATCTGCGCTGCGCTTTAAGTACGGGTTACATTAGCTGATATCTAACCTGAAGGTTTATTTCACCTACAGCATAAGGCGCTAATAGCCCTTCATCTGTAGTTATGGAAACTACCAATATTTCCGTAGTTTCGTAATTATTGGTTTCATCGTATTGTAAAACACGATTGTTATTTACTACAGTTTCTAAATCTTCAAGTAATAATTCAAGTTGATGTTGACTATCTTCGCCTTTGGTGTATATCTTTAGTGAGATACCTAAGTAGGCCCACGTAAAGTCTCCTGGAAGGTAATCTCTGGTTTCTGAACCCACAGAGCTATATACACAAGGAAAGTCGTTTACTTCATCCCAGAAGCGAATAGTGGGATATGCGTTAAGAAATAGATTGGTGTTGTATGTACCAGTACCATCTATTTCTTTGATTTTTTCTACAAGTGCTCTTAAGATTGAGGTTCTTCTACTCATACTAATACCGATCGTAGTCTATTTGCTACTTTTGTTTCTGCAATTTGTCTAATAGACTTTGCAATTAACAACTTAGGGTCTCGGGATCTAGGTCTTGACTGCCTACCACCTTCTGAGAAAGTTGCATAAGGATTCTTCATATATGTATAGAAAGCTGTGATCATTCCGTCTCTGCTTTGTAACATACTGGTAACTTCAGCTGACGCTGCGAAGCGTCCGGTTCTATAATTTAAAATATTTCTTGCATCACCATCACCCATATTAGCTGAAATTACATTTTGTAAGTTTTCATTTATTAGGGTTTGTAGTAGCACTAAATTATAAGTTAATTCTGGTAATACTTTAATTTGTTCGGGCTTCTTTTTTACAGCTTTGACTTTAGTTTTTAAAGCCTTTAGTTTTTGTATATCAGAATTATTACTTTTTGGTTTAACAATTGCAGTTTTCTTTTTTGCAACCAAAGTAGGTTGAGCGGTATGTTTCTGCTTAACACTAGGTTTATTAGACATTGTCATAGCAAGATCTAATGCTAATAATTCTGCAAAACTAGGAGAGCCTTTTGTAGTAAGTAATGCTTGACTTAAAGTAGGAGACTTATTTAAAATATCTTCTGTATCTTTATTAGTTAATGTGAACATTTTTCTAAGTTCAGCAATAATTGGATTACTTGCTGAACCTGACTCAACGTTTTCTGTTCTTAACTGTATTTCTACTAAATACTTGCTGCTTGATTTTATATAACTGGCATAGAATTCTTGATTAACTGCATCAGGTAAGTTAGCACTAGCTAAGTCGTCTTTTTGTAGTTTAGCAATATAACTATCTATAACTTCGGTTAAAACCTTGCGTTGATTTTCAGCTAGTACATCTGCTTTAGCGATTTCTTTTCTGAAGTTTTTTGCTAAGTTAGTGGCAACTGCAACTACGTGACCTTTATTGAAGAAATATCCAAAAGATCCTTGACGTTTAGCTTCTCTGTCAATTGCATCTAATCTTTCTTGTTTAGCTCTACCTTTTAGATTTTTGTCTTTATTTAGTTCTAAGATTTGAGCAGCCCTATATTTTTCTTCTGCTTGCTCATATGCTTCTTGTACCTTAACATCAGCATCAAATAATTTTACTAGACGGCTACTAATAGTTTTAAATCCAATTGATTCAAACTTTACGCCCTTATCGCCACCAAGATTTATAAAAGTACCTTGTACAGCACCTTTTTTATCGCTTTCAGGTTTAGCTAAAAATTGTAATAATTCTTGAGCATCTATATCATCCATTTCTAAACCAGTTACAGTTTTATACATACTTTTAACTGTTTTATTGGTTATATAGAAGGAAGTTTTGCCTGCTACTTGTTGGCTTTCTCTTAATGCTTCTGAACTGCCTGTAATTATATTTTTTTCTAGCTTATTAAGCCAGCTTTTATAAGCATGACTTTGAATAGTAGCTGTAAAGTCTTGTATGCTCATAATTAATTATAGTTTGCACTATACAGTTCTAGTATGCGTCTAATGTGTGCAGGGAATTGTGTATTTTTAATATACTCAACTTGCATCGTATTTGGATTGCCTAATGAATGGGTATGAACAGCAGAATCATTTTTTACATAGTAAGCAATAATATCTAATACTGCTAACTTTAAATCTTCTGGTAGTGTTTCGTATCCTGCATTATAAGTAATCTTATAACCATTAATTGCATATGGAAAGATAGGTTGTGTTTTTGTGCCATAAGGAGTATAACCATATACTTCTAATGGTGGCGTAGTCATTAAAATTGGTACTAAGCAATCTTGAGCTTTGCTTACAGCATAATTTGTGTACTCAACTAGAGTTTCGTATGTGTTGCCATAGTCTGTGGAGTACTCAACACTATTAACACCAATAATCGGATATTCATCTAGATTAATAACTGCAGTACCGCCTTCGCTGTACTGAATCTTGGCATCATCAACGTAATCTACAAATGTTCTGCGGCACGTATTCTTTACTAACTCACTTACTTTTGGTATAAGTGCTTCTATTAATGCATCGCTAGTTGTACTAGTGATACCTTGATAGGTTTTGTATTCTGCTTTTGTAACTAAGGGTAGTCCCATTATTTACTCCTTTATCTTTTATATCTGCTGCACGCAACAGATATAAAAGACGGGACCGAAGTCCCATCTTTAAGCTTAATTAAGCTGTGTAACGTAGGGCTGCAACACCAGCACCTAGGTTTGTTGCGATTTGTGTCATGCCGGTACGTAGGCTAGCCACTAGAACTCTGCGTTGTGTTTCCACTAGTTCTTGTGTATCCATACGTAGACCGCGCTGATTACCAACGATAAAGTTAGGTGTGTAAACTGCGATAGCACCGATGTTGCTGGTGGTAGCGGCTAGGTTTGTACCTGAAGCTTTTGATGGCAATTCTGCTGAAACTAACACTGGTGAGTTACCGATTGAACCGATTTGGCCGGTCATTAGGGTAGCTTGTGTACCAACTTGGTTCATTGTTTGGAACACTGGATCTTCTAATAGATCGTAGTATGTATCCGTATTAACGATGAAAGTAACTTCGTTAGGGTCAAGGCCTAAAGCGCCTAGATCTTTACGTAGTGAACGTAGTTTAGCAACTGTATTAGCAGTAGCAACTGCACCGGTTGTTGAGGAAACGCCAGCATAAACGCCTAGGCCTTTAACTGGATCTGAACCTGAACCTGCACCGATTAGGAAAGCTTTGTCGATTGCACGAGCTGTTCTACGAACCATTGCATCGCGAACGATAGGCATTAGAGCGATTAGTGAATCTTCTTCTTCTTCGTAAGCCATGTACTCATTGGTAGCGACTTTATAAGCATTAAGAGTGATTTCTTTTAGCTGATGTGTAGCATTGCCGCCAGCTGAATTACCTGTGCCGAATTGAGCGTTAGTAACCCAAGTTGCGTAACCTGCTTCTGGATTGACTGGAATCGTCATAACATTGGTTTGCATTGTAACATTGCGTAGCAATGGAGCAACAACCAATTTTCTACGAACTTCAGCTTCCATAGCCATTGAGACTTCTAGTTCCCAAGTAGCTGAAGGAACGTGAGCGCCAGCTTTTTCGATTAGTTCGCGACCGAACTTAGTATCTTGAATTGACTTACCAGTGATGCGGGAAAGAATAACTGCTTTTTCTTTGTCTGCATATGAAATTTCGCCTTGCTTAGCATCTTGAAAGTTCATTTTTGATTTTTGCAATGCATCCATTTCTGCGGATTTTTCAGCTAGTGCAGCGTGTAGGCCGTCTAGAACTGACTTTGTAGCAGTAGCTTGATCAGCGAAACGCTTTTCAACTTCAGCTAATAGCTTTTCAGTACCGGTTTCACCAGTAGTGATTGTTGCGGCCTTAACACGAGCTTGAACTTCTAGTTCGATAGCTTCTTTTTGTGCTTTTTCGGCAGCTTGGGATTCTTGTTGAGCGACAAGAGCTTTAGTAGCTTCTTGTGCGGCTGATTTAGCAGCGTCAGCCACCATTTGCTTAATTTCGTCTTGGGTCATTTCGACTTCCTTCTGTGATTTGCTGTTTACTTCCGTAGAGGATTCTAGCCCTTTAGCTGATTCGCTTTTGGGGATAAACTGCGATTTAAAATTTTTGTACTCATCAGCATCTGAAAATGCTTTAGACAAACTAAAAAGAGTATTTTGGTTGGCAGGAACAGATACAACTGAAATTTCTACTAATTCTAGTTCCTTGATAACAAACACTTCTGCTGCTGCGTTATATTCAGCATCCATAATTCTGAATCCAACGCTAAACGCGGTTAATACTTCATCTTTTACTAAGTTAAAGATTTCGGCTGCTGCTGAAATTCTTGCCTTAATCCATAAACCTTTTTGATCAATTTTATAATCGACCATTCTTCCAATTGGATCATCGTGGTCGTGCTGCGCTAATAAAATTGGATTTTTTAGGTAATTCTGAATTCCAGCTTCCCAGACTGAAGTAGGAATAACATCCTTGGATCTATCTACATCATTGGTACTTGCGTAGCCTTCGATATAAATAGAATCAACAACGTCACCTGCTGCAGGGGTTTGCTTAGTAAAAGTACTATTTACAAATAATACTTTGTTTTTATTCATGTTACTTCCTTAATATAAACCTTAAACAGTTTCTGAATCTGGCTGTTTAGGGGCACCACCTGATGCCGGATTTGATGCGGACCCAGCAATATTTGCTGGAATACGTAAATCATCGTTTCCTGGTTTACTTGCATAGCGTAACTCAAATCTAGCTTCATTTGGTGAGATGATCCCACCATTTACTAGTGTTGAATTATACGCGGCTATATCTTTTAATTCTGGCTGTAAGGCCGATACATTAGAAGTAATAGCATCAATGTCATACCCAAAATATCGCTCCATTGCTGAAGTATATTTTCTAATAATCGGCATGATTGTTTCTAGATAAAATAATCGCATATTAGGTGAAATATTTGCATTATTTCCGCCATCTAATAATATACTAGGAACTCCTAGTGCTTTTAGTATTTTAATATCGTGTGATTTAATTGAGTTATCAAAATCCATGTCTTGAAAACTTGTATTTAATAAGTTACTTGGTTTTAGTCCAGAATCTAAAATCATTGGACGTCTAGCACCATTTTTGGGACTGTAGCTTGTAATCCAGTTTTGAATAGTTTTTAGTTTTGCTTGTGCACCTAGAGTATTTTCTGTGGTAAGCACGATGCCAGGAATGGCTCCGTTGTCAAAGAAATTTTCTTGAAATTGATGCATTTTATATAAAATCTCTATAGATCGGTTAGCAGACCTTAATCTACTTGTTCCTCTATAGATAGACACACTAGAAGTATCTCTGATGTGAATGATTTCATTTGGCTTAAAACTTTGTGTGTTATTGTATTGATAGCCTTTAACAAACGTTTTTTCATCTGGTAATACCTGTACCATAGCGGCAGGTAGATGATATAAAAAAGCTCCATCAAAATAAATAAAGATGTTGCCTTCTAGTATAAAGTCTGTGAAAATAGCTGTTCTAAAATCTTGTGCTGACTGAAATAAGTTAGGTCTAAAGTTTAGCAAATTAGCCAAAGTTTTTTGACGCATACCAGGGCTAACGTCGGAGTTGATTTTATCTTTAATATCAAAGTCCAGGCTTGAACAGCCTGCAACAATCATACCTACTCCGCGGTTAACAGTTTCTAACTTATCAAAACTTGTTCTGTAGTTGGCAGGGGCATTTGATCCAATACTTACGCCTTCTTGCCTTTGAATTATTTCTTGTGCAGGGTTTAGCTTTTCGCGAAACCATGTATTTACGTTATTATACCAAGCCATTTTTGTTCCTTATGTAAAGGCGCTAAAAAATGAGCCGATTATTGCAGTCTTAGCAGGAGGTTCTTTGCCTTCAAATTTAGCCTTTTGTATATCAACCCAACGCTCTTGACGAGCAGTTGAATTCATAGGAGGGGCTTTTCCGAATATTTGATGTAAAGAGACATGATGCTTATTACAGAGCGTTCTAACTTGCTTATACAGCTCGTCATGGTGTTCTGCGATAAACTCATCTCTAACGTCCAATATTCCTTGATCGGTTGAAATGTCGTACTTTTTTGCAGTAGCCCAAGCATCTAGCAGTAGTGTTATGGAGTTGAAGTGATGCAGTTCTAGGTCAGTTGTTGCATTACATATAAAACAACAATCTTGTTTATCATAAGCTGCTTTGGCTCTATCTCGTACCCATTTAACAGGTATACGGTTATTTCCAGTGTTTTTAGCCATTTTTTAATTATGCTTTTGTTAATGCTCCTATTATATCATGTCGGCATATCCATGTCAATATATAAATTTTTTCTGCTACCTCAACATATAAAATTTAACTTGTTTATAGAATCTTGATATGGTATAATAATATAAAGGAGATAGAGATGACATCAGGAATATATCAAATGAATTTTAGTCACAAAGCCTACTACGTAGGTAAATCACAAGACATACAACATCGTTGGAAGCAGCACACAGATAGCTTTGAAAAGGGTTCAGCATCTAAATCTGTGCAACAAGCTTATGAGAGCTTTGGGTTACCAGAGTTTTCTATAGTGCTAGAATGTCACAAAGACTTTTTAGATTACATGGAAGCATATTTTATCAGTATACAATCTGAACATCCAAATTGTTTAAACACAACTATACCAAAATTAGATTCTGCAATAGAC